CACGCCAGCGTCCCATGAAGAAAGACCGCGTTGCAGAGTGGAAGCACCAGAAGCCAGAAGACTTCATCACTAGTGATGAAATGTGGCGCAACTTCCAGCGTAATCGTGAACTTGTAGACTTGTCACGCATTCCAGAAGATATCAAAGAAGCTATTATCGATAGCTATGAAAAGCAGCAAGGTGGCGACCGTAGTGGTCTCCTGAACTACTTCATTGCCAACCGCATGAAACAGATGATTGATTTGATCGATGAATTCTAAACAAGAACGAGTTGGCATCACAGCCAGTTGCTTTGACCTGTTTCACGCAGGTCATGTGCTTATGCTGCAGGAAGCTAAGGAACAGTGTGACCGTCTCGTAGTTGCTCTACAGACTGACCCCACAATCGACCGTCCTGAGAAGAATAAGCCGGTTCAATCTCTAGTTGAACGCTATATTCAGTTAGAGGGTTGCAAGTATGTCGACCAGATTATTCCATATACGACCGAAGAAGACTTGCTAAATATACTACAATGCTATGACTGGGATGTTCGTATCATTGGTGAGGATTATTACGGTAAAAGATTTACTGGCGATGACTTGGGAATTGAAACATACTACAACTCTCGTAGACATGGCTTTAGCACAAGCGAATTGAGAAAGCGAATTGAAAATGGCAACACGACTACCGCCTAAAAAGTTTAAGTATATCAATGAGGCACTCGACTGGGCCACAGAGGTAAAGAACGTAGATGAATTGCGTGAACGAGTTCGGGCAGTCTCTCTTGGCAACTCTATTTTTATGCGTTTCCTAGCTTGGGGCGTAGGTTATGAACAGGGTCCATATAATTTACCTGATGGCAAGACTCCTACTAAGGATGAGGGATTACCAAGTGGTATGTCCGATACCACCATCACAATGGAATTCAGACGCATTCTAACCCTCCTTCCTAATGGAAGCGCAGCAAATGTGGCGCAGTGGCGCCGCGAAGAAATATGGATGCAGATTTCTCAAGGTGTTCATCCTGACGAACAAGTTCTTTTGGATGCGGTAAAAGATAAGACAATTCTTGATATTTATCCTACTCTTGCCGAGGTGCTAGATAGTTTTCTCACCGGTTGGAAAAAGCCAGAGGTTAAGAAGAAGAAGGTATCAAAAAAGTCCGAGAGTATCTCCGAAGAGTAACAAAAATATTTGTGAGAGAGCAACAGATTCCAGTAACTTGGGGTGTGAAAAAACCTTGGGGTTTGTAGCACTAATAAATAAATGTTCTCAAACTTTCAAACGGAGATACTTTGATGGGCGCAATTCTGGAACATAAGCATCTAATCATTCGTGCAGAATTAAAAAATCCACCTAAATGCGTAGAAGCCATTCAAGACTGGATGAAACTTCTGGTCGCTAAGATTGATATGAAGATACTTATGGGTCCATATGCCGTCTATTCAGATATGGTAGGCAATCAAGGACTAACAGCGGTAACAATCATTGAAACTAGCCATATTGCTATGCATGTGTGGGATGAAGTAAACCCTGCATTGATGCAATTGGATGTCTATACCTGTTCAACGCTGAATGTTGATGATGTATTTCTGGCTCTAAGTGATTTTATACCTGTAAATGTTGAATTTAAGTATATTGATCGCGAACATGACTTGACATTGCTTGATAAAGGTGTTATAAGTGAGATACTTCCTCTTTAAACACAAAAGCGAAATCTGGTTAGTTAAGGATCCCGAACAGGTACCGAAGCCCAGAGAACTTTTGCTGCAAAACTCTAATATCGAATATATCAGAGAAAAAGCAGAAAGTTTAAAAAAGGGGTTGACATTTCGTGATAAAGTTGCTAGAAAGAAGATACCGGCTTTAACACCAGAGCATAAACGAAAGATTGCTCTAGCGTTAAGCGGCAGTAACAACCCTAATTGGGGTGGCTTAAAAGAAGAAACAAAGGCCAAAATTCGCCGCAAGATGCGAGGAACAAGGCGCAATGAAAACAATCCTATGTATGGCAGACGCCAATCATGGGAAACTCGCAATCTCATAGCGATGAAAGCGAGACATAGAAGACGAAAGTGGTGTGTCGACCCAAGCGGTAAAACGCATTTAGTAGACCCACTAACTTTCATACTACCATCTGGTTGGATGTGGGGAAGATTTTACGACCCATATAAACCAGATAATTTTTAAAAAAGTTCTTGCATTTTGTCAAAAACCAGTATATATAGTATTCTGTTCTTTGACATCGTTAGAAGTTTTTATTGGAAGCGTGGGTGAGCGGTTGAAACCTACAGTCTTGAAAACTGTCGTACCGCAAGGTACCGTGGGTTCGAATCCCACCGCTTCCTCCAGTTTGGGGATGTAGTCCAATGGCAGAGACAAAGGACTTAAAATCCTTCCAGTGCGGGTTCGAGTCCCACCATCCCTACCAATTTAAATTAATAAATACTCTTTTAGGAGAGTTTTAATGGAATCGTTTTTGCAATTTGTAATTCATGAAAAGTTGTATGAGCAACTAGATGAAGACAGTAGAGCGGCGCTTGCATATGCTACTACGGCTCACTCTGGCCAAACAAGATCCGGCGGCAAGCCTTACGTAACGCATCCACAGGCTGTGGCTAATATCGTAAAGCAGTTTAAGAAGTCACATAATTTGGATGCGCTTGTTTCTGCTGCATTACTACATGATACAATTGAAGATAGTGATACCACTCACGAGGATCTTGAAAAGATGTTTGGTGGATTGGTTGCGGCATTGGTTCAAGAGCTTACTTCCGATAAAGATGAAATTGATAAGGTAGGCAAAACAGCCTACATGTCAAAGAAGCTATTGAAAATGAGCAGCTGGGCACTAGTTGTTAAACTTGCAGACAGACTTCATAATGTGCAAGACATTACACGAGCCAAGACTCCTGAATGGAGAAAGAAATACAAGAATGAGACTCTTGGTGTGTTAGATACCATCGAGAAAAACAGAGTTCTTTCTGGTACACATAAGAAAATAATTACATCCATTCGCAAGAAACTTAGCGAAGTGCCAGACTAATAGGGATCAGTCTCGGCCCTAGTCCCACCATCCCTACCAATGCCCCTTCCTCTAAAGGTAAGAGAGCGGTTTTTGATACCGTCAATTTAGGTTCGAATCCTAGAGGGGCATCCATTTTTAGAAAGGTTATATTATGAGTGATATTATTGCAGTAGACCAACTTCGTCTGTTCATCGAACGTATCGAAAATATTGAAGCAGAGATTGATGTAAAGAAGATTGACCGCAAGGAAGTCTATTCAGAATTGAAGGGTGAAGGGTTTGATACCAAGGCCGTTCGTAAGATTGTGCGCCTTCGTAAGTTGGAAGCACATGTCAGACAGGAAGAAGATATGATCCTAGATACATATCGCAGCGCAGTGGGTGTATAAAATTAGCACTTGACATTTGCCCGCGAATCAGCTATAAAGAAAGAGTAGTTGATGAGAAGGTGATTCGAAATGCTTACACTTAGAGATATTAATACCGCTACCAACTCCAAGGATGGTAGCATCTTTTCAGACCTGCACAAAGATGTGTATGGTTTCCGCCCTCGTGATGTTACCTTTTCTTCAACCGAGGAATTTGATGCTGAATACGAGCGTCTCGTCGGTATACTCTCTGTGCAGATCGACGAAGAAAAGATTCGTCAGGATCGCAACTTCGCTGAGTTCGTTTGTCGTGTAGACGGCATCATGGGTTTGGTCAAGAACTGCTTTGATAATGCGGCAGCGGTCGCCATTATCTGTGAAGCAGAAGGTATTGATGATGAAGAAATGCGCTTCTATGGTTGGGAATCTCTTGAGTATCGTCTCGACCTTAAGTATGGTTCCATCAAAAAGTGGTTGTCGGAGTAATTAAACTACTTGACATTCTCTGCGAATCTGCTATTATGAGAATATAGTCAGAGAGAAAGTGATTCGTTATGGAAGTTTTTGTTTTGATGGGTGAGTTTGATATCGAAGGTTCGCTTCTATTGGGTGTGTATGCATCTGAAGAAGAAGCGCGGGCTGCGCACGGTGTGTATACTCGTGACGGCGATCAGTTCCTGGATGCCTACTACATCGTGCGTCAAACGGTTGGCGCTCCTGTAGATCACGATACGTATCGGACCTACATCGGTTAAAGTTTACAGACGAGTAGCTCAATGGTAGAGCCGACCGCTCATAACGGTTTGGTTGGGGGTTCGAGTCCCTCCTCGTCTACCAAGTTATGGACGATTAGCTCAGTCGGTAGAGCGCGGGACTCTTAATCCTTAGGTCGTAGGTTCGAATCCTACATCGTCTACCATTTCGGACACTTAGCTCAGTAGGTAGAGCAACGGGCTTTTAACCTGTAGGTCTTGGGTTCGAACCCCAAAGTGTCCACCAATTTGCGAATATAGCTCAGATGGTAGAGCATTCCGCTGATAACGGAAAGGTCACAGGTTCAATTCCTGTTATTCGCACCACACCAGTAGAACAGGTGTTCGACTGACTCTCATAAGGTTAGTTTGGGTGGATCGTTACCACCTGCTGGTACCAAGCGCCGGTGGCGGAGTGGTCCATCGCAACGGATTGCAAATCCGTAAAACCGCCGGTTCGAATCCGGCTCGGCGCTCCAAATGGCCCGGTCGTCTAGTGGCTAGGACACCGCCCTTTCAAGGCGGAGAAGCGGGATCGAAACCCGTTCGGGCTACCAAGTTTCAGGAAGGTGGGCAGGACGGTAATGCAACGCACTGCTAATGCGTCTACCAGAAATGGTAGAGTGGGTTCGACTCCCACACCTTCCGCCAGTTATAAGAGGTGCTTAGATGTTATTAACTTCCGTAGATTTTATTGATAGACTACCTGACTTTTATTGTGATGTTGGTAGAATGATTCGCGAATATAAAACCATAGAAGATAGTCTCGAAGATGTTAGTAATCATGGTAATGCAACTTTGGTGCAGAGAAAATTTCATCTGATTAAAAATAATATCAGGTCAGATGTTTTTGAAACTCTACCATATACCAAACAACTGGTCAATCAAATTTCTAAGTTATATGAATTCAATTCAGTTAATTATAGAATGATTATGCCAAATACTTGTTATAATTGGCATTACGATACCGGCGGTCATTGTTTACATGTTCCATTAATTACAAATCATGGATGCAGATTTGTATATGATTCGAAGGCATTTTCAATGCCGTCCGATGGATCGATATACATAGTAAACAATAGTATACATCATAGTTTTATGAATGCTGGCCCTGAACCAAGACTTCATTTTACGTTTGAAAATCTATAAGTAACAGAGTATGGTGGCCGTGGTGTAACGGTAACATTTCTGGAGTGTGAATCCGGAGTCGCGAGTTCGAATCTCGTCGGTCACCCCAAAGTTTATTATTAATAATCTAAAATATATCTTGACATTTACGACAAAACCGTATATATATTAGTTCTGTTCTTTGAAATCGTTAGAAACTAAATAAGTCTTTTCGGAGACTTATTAGATGAGTG